TTTGGCGATACGAGAAGAGTTTTCGGTGACAGAGTTAAACTCCTCACCCCTCAAAACACCGGAAGCCATACCTTGAGAAAGCTGGAGCAGGGAAGCCGCTGCTTCCTGTTGGGTGGCACCCGATATAAGCGTTGCCTTGTTCAGAGTCTCGGTGATCCGGAGCAGCTCCTCCTGCGAGGTGCCCAACGTTTCCGTTGCCTTTGCAAATCTGGAATAGAGATCAACGGACGTTGAATAGGCAGCATGGGAGCGCAGTGACAGCTCGTACAATTCATTTTGTACAACAGCCAGATCCTTTTCAGAACTTGTCACCAGCTTCAGCTTGTTGTCAAGGAGCGTCCAGCTGTCTGCTAAAGCAATGGTATCTTTTGCAGCCTGGAGGAGTTTCATCGCTGCCCAAGCAGTACCAAGACCAATAACCAGCTTCGCCGTGCCGCTTATTGTATTGTTAAAATCCCCAAGACTCTTATTGGTACGCTTGAACCCATCATCACCCTTTTTGGCGGCCACACCCATTTCTTTGCCAAGGGTTTTAATCTTGGGCGTGCCTTTATCATCGACTTCGATGGTTATGTTAAGGGTGTTTGAATTCATTTTTTGTTATTTCTTTTTCAAAAGCGGGCAGCTTAAAGCGGGTTTCAAAGCTTCTTTAAGCTGTCCCAAATCTACCCACTCTTCCAGGGTTAGATCGTCGGCAGAAAACGGATACCCACCCTTTTGCAAGGCAGACAAATGAAGAAGTTTTAAGGTGTATTCCATAAGGTCTTCCTTCTTCTTTTTAGGACAGTTGGCACATGCCCAGGGGAGGTTTTCTCCGTTTTCTATTTCACATTTTTCAAGATCAAGGGGACTACAGAGACCCTTCTGCAGCGCAGAAAGATCTTCCGTTAGTTTCCCTGCAGATCTTCCGCCTCACTGATTTCAGCAGGGCTGTCAAAGACGTGAGCCGCCATCAGCATCACCAGGTCTCCGGCGTGTTCCTGCATCCACGGCTTCCACTCCTCAAAATAATGTTCCGAAGCCGGATCAGAAGAGATGGGGACATGTTTGTTGTCCACCTTCCGCTCGAAATCACCGTCACCGATTCCGGTGAGAATAGTCATGCCGTACTTGAGTCTTGCATCCGACTGCTTAAACTGCACCTTCCGGCCCTGGCGCTGTACAGCCATGTTATTGTAGCCCTGGCGTTCAGAGGGCGTTGGCATGCGAAAATATATTTTGACAATACTGCCTGAAAGATTGTCATTGATCTTGAGTTCATTTTTTTCTACTGCTTCACGTCGTGCCATTATCGTTACCTTTTAAAAATTAATTTTTGATTGTTATCCTGCGTATCCAGCCTGCAGGTTCTTCACGTTCACAATGACCGAGCCATAGGTGTCATCCTCAAGCACTGCCATATCTCCGGCCTCGGCCAGTACTTTCCCGTTGACAGAAAGAGGGGAGTTCAGGACAGCCACTTTGGGGAAGATCAATTCCACCTGATACTTATGGCCTGGCTCATATTCAGCACCCTGACAAAGAACTCGGAAACCGAAATGATCGTTGTCCAGAATATGCTGCTGCAGGATGAAATCTTTAAATTTACGATCAAGCTTCAGGGTCTGTGACCTGGCCGGACGAAAGCAGGACGTGGCATAGCTTCCGCCTGCTCCTGGGACAAACTCAATCTCAAGGCCATTGCTGAGATCGTACTGGATGGAATTCACCTCCGAGGTGAGCTGTCGTCCACCTTCAAAAGCAGCGCCATTCCAAGTGGCCCCCATCAATACTGTCATCTCAGCAACTCGCAGCGGGGTTTCCTGAATCTTTGCCGGAAAGGTAAATTCCGCATCTTCGGTGGGAATATAGAGCACCTTATAGCTTACAGACGCACCGGCACCACCCGCTGACGTGATAGTGATTGCTGCAGGAGTGGCAGCAGAGACGGCGCTATATGCAACCTCTGTCCAGACACCTGGGGTCAATTCGACCTTAATTCGCTGGACATTATCAAGACGCTCTGCATCCGTAGCCCCCTGGACACCGTTAGCAGCAAGGGGCAGGCTTACGACGTTATCGAGTGCGGTCACGGTCTCCTCGAGGACATTGTCAACATGCTTACCGGTTCCCTTGATGGATCCAGAGCATTTCACCCAGTCGTCCTTTGCAAAGGTAGCAGAGAAAGAGTCCACAAACATGGAGATAAACCGTCTCTTCAAAACGGTTTTGCCGTAACGCTGCATCAGGGAAAAGGATGGCAGTGAGCGGTCGGCATCGGTATCACCATTGATAGGAGTGATAGTGTGGAGGTGCCCTGTTCCGGCAGCCACAGCGCTGCTGACACCCAAAGCGTAGGCCAGTAAAAAAGCAAAATGCTGGGGCTGAGCCTTTGAGAAATTCAGGGATCCGGAAGCGGTATGACCGTTGTCATAGATAAAGTCCGGTTCCTCTTTTCCCGTTGCCTCATCGGCATTGGTCTCACGCCGCATTTCAAGATTGCAGACGTCACCCAGGTCAGCCATGATCGAGAGATCAAAGGCCTGCTCGGTGTTGATTGCAGTTTCCCCGACGGCTGCAGAAACCGCCGTCAGGTTATGGGTAGCTCTATATGATCTCATCTCTTATTCTCCGTGGTCTTTTTACTGGCAGTTTCAGGTTTCGTGGCCGTCAGGGATGGCGCAGGAGCGACCCACAATTCAAAACGCTCTTTCTCCGGCTCGGGGATCTCCGAGTACACTTTACCGGGCTGGAACTTTCGTCCGGCCAAAACTCCATCCACAACCTCAAAACGTTCCTGGCCGGGCTTCAGTATCCATTTCTTCATCTTTCACGCTCCCGTGTATATTCCATGGTGATTGGTTTCTGGCTCAACCACTGTTTGTTGTCTGTAAAAAACATCTTGCTTTCACCGGATCCAGGCGACCAGGCGTATTCCATTCCTGGCAGATTCAGCAGATTCTGATCAAGGTGATTCACTATTTCTTTTTCCAGGCTCAACAGGCCATCTGCGCCAGTAAGACCATCGCCAGAGACCTTGACCATGGGAAAGCAAATCACCTGCAGAGTTTCTTCGACCATGCCTCCTGCAAGCTCTTTTCTGGTGATTTTCCCGTCCTTCACACCGACACAAGGCTGCTTAACCCCGGTGGGGATGTAATTTGGATGTGGTGTAATAAAGACATCCCTGGCCCTTAGTCCGCCAACGGTCTGTAAACTGTTTCTGACGGCCTGTAAAAGTTCATTCATGATGGATTAATATCCCTTCATACTGGTTCTTGAGAAAATCCTGTCGGCCCCACTAAGCTGCACATCATCATTGCTCGCATCTGGATCTTCATTGCCCATGCTGACATCGCCTGCAGCGATCATCGAAAGTAGAGCCACGGAACTTTCATAGCGTTTCTGCCAGTGATCTGACGGCCCTTCCTGACTTCTGCCATAGAGATTGAAAATAGCAATACTCTTTGCCAGATTGGCAACAACGCCTGGCAGAGGATTAAGAGGTAAGTCAAAGCGTTTGCCAAGATAGGAATCAATTTCTATCCCTGCAGCCTCAATTGCCTCGTCCACAATTGTCTGATCAATGGCACCAAGCTCATGCTCATCGGTGAGGCGCAACAGCTCGTCTTCGGTGATCCTCTTTTTAAGATCGTCCAGGGTGCAGTACATTATTCAGCTCCTTCCTGAGCCATTTTCCAGCCGACATCACGCATGGCAGCAGATATATCCTCTCCCATGATCTCGGTCAGCACAGTGACCTGTGGGACACCTGATTTTGTCCAGTCCTTTACGTTCGACTTGTCCTCGTCCAAACAGCCAATGGCGCAACCAAATGCCTTATCGAGGGCGGTTACTTCTGCAAAGGGATCCGCAGGAAGTGAACAGATTGGTTTAGTTTCATGGCTGACGGTCAATAGTGGTTCCTGCTTTAATGCTTCCAGCTGCTCTTTGGTGAAGAAATCATCTGGATACTCTGCAGGCTCGGCAGTGTGGGCAATACCGGCCCTTCTGAATCCAGCCTGAGCGCTTACGATTACTATCATTTTGTCACTCCTCGTGTCAGGCTGGTGAGTTTATCATCACCAGCCTGAAATGTGGTTTATCCCTCTCCGGTGGAGCCATAACAGAGCTGCCACAGGCCATATCCAGCCTTTCCACGAGCCTCGGCACCAAACTTGAACTTTTTGCGCATGAAGACATCATCCGCCTCCGGATCAGTCTGCTGCACAAAGACAGGCTTTTTGCGCTGCTGGAAGATGTAGGGTTTGATTGCCCGACTGGTATCGAGAAGAAACCAGGCAGTATCAGAAGTAAGCTGATCATTGACCACAACCTTTGCCGTGTTTTTATAGGGATTGGGCTTACCATCCTCAAGGCGATCGGTTGTCATCAGGAGATTTGCGGTATCCTCAAGGGCTGGTGGCACCATGAGCGTAGTCGGCTTTACACCAAGCGGACGGCCTTCATCATCTTTGAATTTACGCATGGCGGTACGGGCAGCGCCATAACCCGCCTGTGCTGCAGCGAGGCTCTCAATAGAGAGAATTGCCGTTCCCTTGTTTGATACGGAAACCGTCTCACCATCACCATCTCCGACCGGGTGGTCGGTATCACAGAAATACTGCCCGTCGTAACACTTGTTTGTAAAGGATCCATTGGCCACCTCACCGACAAGTTCATCGGGCCATGTTCTGGAAGAGGATCCCGCCTCCTGGGCCATGGGGCCGTAGATCCCGATCTGGTCATCCTCGATATTGTTTCTATCCACCTCGACTGTGGCCTCAAAATCATCGTTGACCAGGGTGTACTTGAAAGCAGCAAGGGCCTTGACGGTTTTCTCACCAAGCCATTTTTTCATCTTGGGGAACGTGGAGAGCCAGGAATAATCTTCCTGACTGGTGGAGGACGGAACCAACATGGCATACAGTTGCCAGGTGGTTTCCGCACCGGCAAAGGCCTTGTTGAATGTTGTACGCAAGCTGATAAAGATAGCAGCCACATTTTGTTTATTTACGAGCATTTTGTTACTCCT